AATGCAACTAAAGCACAAAATGCTACAAGTCTATCCACGTTCAGTCCTTCTCTGTATGCTGCCATTTCTTTTAAAAGCATAATATCAGGTATTCTTTCTATACCATATGTTTGTTTTACAATGGTTCCATCTGCCATTGTTTCTTGGTCTAATTCTTCCTCTAAAAACTGTATAGCGTATGATATAAGATTGGTTTTAAAAAGTGTCCCAACGTTTCTCCAACCATATTCTTGAAAGACATTTGTATTACTAGACAATTCTTTGAGAAACAAGATCTGGCTTTTTGGAACCAGATATCTTTGCTTTCTTCTGGATATCATATATTGAATAAACAAACTTATGTTATTCTCTACAATTGTCCAAGCATTGTACCATTCTATAATCATTTCAAGACGTTCATGCGTCTTGTTCAAGTCATCAAAACGTCCACACCATGCTGCAACTATCTTATCCCTTTCAATGTGCTGTTCTATTGTACCGTCAGCCTTATGCTTTGTAACTTCTTGTGCTGTTTTATAAACAAAGATAGAACACAATGAATCTGACGTTGTAGTTTTTCCTTCAGACACAGGGTCAATAGAAGCATAATATGCTCCAAACTGTGGATCCTTTGCTGGTTTTTCATAGACTACTATAACTCCTTCTTTATCAACTGTTTTAGGTGATATAGGAAATTCTGATATAGGAAGTTTGCGCGATTCTTTAGAAACAATTTTGCCATGTTCATCTCTAGATAACTCTACAAATTCTCTGAAATATTCTTGATCTTCTATTCTTCTAATCTGTTTAGTTAAAAGATGTAGTGGGAATTTTGATACTTTTCTATAAGCAAAAGCTTCCTCAATGTTAACTGGTTTCTGAGAAATACGTAATTGGTAATCTTCAGGTTTAAGGTTTTTCTTCCATTCTAACCTTTCTTCAACAATCATTTCTAATGCCTTCTCTACCAGTGAGTTACCAAATTCATCAATGCATGGTAGCATTGACCACTGCTCAGGAATAAATAAACCACACTCTGCAATCTGACCTTCAGCATTGACAAGATTTGTTTCTACTGCTAGTACGTCTTTAGAGATAGGATTCATGATCATTTCTTTCAATGGCTCACATTGTTCCAAATCTCCCACAGATCCTGCAGCTACAAACATACCTGTATACGTCATACCAGATTTCATGGCAGGTAACAAGTACTCAACTGTTTCATTCATCTTTGGGGCAATACCTGCCTCCTCATGATAAAACAGTGTACAAGGACCCCCTACACCATTTGTTGGATCTTTTTCAAGGGCAAGTCCAAATATTACAGACTTTAATCCAACATCACGTTTTTTTCCTCCTTGATTAACTTCAATTTTCTGTTCCCAGTTTAATACTTTATCTGGATTACAAGGTCTATACCATGCAGTATGTGTGTTCAAGAAGTTTCTATATTCTTCTAGAAAACGCCAAGTACCTTTTTCATTAATATAATCCTTCAGGGAACCAGCCATTTTGTTTATAGCACCTTCCTCAAAGTAAAATAGGTTAATCATTTTTCCTGCGTGAAAATAAGAGGATGCAATCTGACGTTTCTTTAGAATGGCTGCATGTTTAGAAGAATGCTTTGCAATCTCTTCATATAATGCCATATGGTATTGGGCGTCCCTTACATCTGCAAAAGTAAACTTTGCTACTTCCTTATTGTAAATAGGTAAGAAGTTTATCCACATATAATAGTCTCTTGCTAAAAACCATGTGCTTTTCTTGCCTTTAAAAATTACTCCTTTTCTACATTTTTCTTTTTGGTCATCCCAATATTGTATGTAGTCTTTTGTTCTTATAGGAGCTGTACAAAATAATTTATACTTGTTAAACTTTCTAGCTTCTTTGTTAAACAATAATGATGTTTCATCAAACTCATATTTTCCAGGTTCTTTGAAAACAGACCATAAAAATTCAGTGTATGACTCTTTTGTCTCAAAGTCAGTATAAGACCATGATTCAGTTTTAGCATCATATGTTGGTATACTTAAGTACATATTTAATCTTTAGGTTCTTCTACTATCAACTTAAGAGTGCTTCCATCACTATAGTTCCAGATTCTTTGTTTGACAACATAAGTATCTCCACCAATAGATATCCAATCACCTTTTGCTGGTGTATTTTTTACAACTCTTGTTGTCAAGTATCCATCAGATACATGATGTACTTCTACTCTTGTAGTTTTATTTTTCTCCAGTTCTTCGTGTAAGCTCATTGAGTAGTGTTTTGTTACCTTCTGTTTTTTTAATAATTTCTTGCACAGTTTCAATCTTGCTTGATTTTATGATTGCAAAGGTTGATTCACCACCATTCCAATAGGCATGATAATCATCTCTATGAAATCCTGCCCAGGTAGATGTGTGTGCATTGTAATGAAAAATCCAATTGTAGGTTGTCAAGTCCATATGTAGTTTTTGTTGTTTTTGTTTAGCTTTGATCGTACGCAAGGTGTTGGCCTCCACGTACCTGGCTCTTCTGCTCTTCCATGAGATCTTTATACGCCCCTTTGAACGATATACGTATCTGCTCAAACTTTGCTGCAGCATTAACCAAAGAATTGATGTTGCCATCCCTACCATGCTCAATTGTAGTCGTTTCCATGTATTTTGCCAAGCCATCAAGCATGTGTTTAATACCCATAAAAGCCCTGTATGTAGGCGTTTCATAAAGTTTTTTGCATAGTTCAACAGCTGCGACAATTGCGTCATCTTCTGTAGAAAAATCTGCATTAATCTGTGTAAGTATAATTTCTTCTTTTTCATTTTCTGGTGTATCAAAAAAGGGATTTAAATCAGGGTTAGGGCAGGTCATGTAGAACAGATAAGAATACACATTCATATAACTATCAGGATACTCTACCATGATTCTTTTTAAGTATGCTAATGTGTGACAATGTTCTGTTGGAACAAGCACACCATTTTCTAAGTCAAATAATTTTACCATTAGTTCCAATGTTTGTTTTCGCGTTCAAAATAAAATGTCAGATCCTCTACAGTATCATCATAATATTCTGCAACAATATTGCTTTTAAATTTGCTACCTTTATTTTCATAAAGAGAGCATGTTATAATATTTCCTACTACCTTTTTGCTTAACATATTTGTTAACCAAGTGTAAGTTCCTCCACGAATAACACCTGCTTCAACAAGTAAATAGTTTTCATATTCTGTTTCTGAAAACTCAAACCAAGCATCTAAATCTTTCATTGCCTTTGTCAAATAAATGTCTACCTGCTCGTCAGGATAAGGAACATTAATTGGCAAAATATCACACATTTCTCCATCTTTACTTAAAGCGTGAGCAACATGCATTGCAACTGTTGCTGAGTAATCAGGACTTACCATAAGTACAAGAGTATTCTTAGGATTTAGTTCAGGATAAGATTCTTGTATTAATACAATAAGCTTTGATAATAAAATCTTTTCATCTATGTCCCTTACAGGAAGTATGCTTCTTTTCATTAGTGTTTCTTTTTAATTACTTTATCTGCATTATTCTTATACCACGTCATAATTGCAAGTACCTCATCTTTTAAATAAGGTAATTCATAAGGTACAATTTCTTTTATGATAGGTTCACCATCTGCGTTTAGCTTAGAAATAGGATAACCAAAATCATCCTTTTCATCTTCTTCTTCAAAAGAAATATGATGTATAATTAGTTTACCAGCTTTTAAGTTTGGATTATGTTTAAGAATCATGTACATGTAAATTGACAACTGTAAATTGTAATGATTCAAGTTACAATCATCAAGATGTGACACAGGTGCATTCATTCTCTGAGAAACACCTTCCCAATTCCTAAAGGATTCTGTTTTGATTTCTTTATTTGTTTTGTAATCTGTGATATGAACATACCCATCAGCTACTTCTACTAAATCACTTTGACCACAAATACCTGCAGATCGCATATAAACCATATGTTCTGGATATATACCATCCATAAGTTTCTGAGAAGGTGCAACTTTCAACCCATGCTCATCTTGCATTGGCTTTATTACTGGCAATACTTTCTCATAGCGAACTATGGTATCACAATTTGTGATGTCTTGTTCTCTTTGGTCATGATACCAGTTTCCTAGTGTACATGCCCTATCAGACTCTTTTCTCCACACTTCTTGTATCTGGTCAACTGTCATTCCAAACCATTTACTTTTTTTACTTGTAGATGATTTCTTTGCAATGTTTGTTGAATCAAAGGGTTGTTTTAAAGCGCCAATTAAGGTTGTTACACTAATCCATCGTGTTTTATCAGAAGGATCTACTGATGTGTAACTGTGGGTTTTTGGTTCAAATACTAAACTCATACTTAGTTTCTTTTGTTAATACTCTGTCTAATCAAGTCTTCTTCTTGTTGTGTTGTTACAGCTTGCCAGAATCCTTTTGGACATTCTGAAGACAAAGATCTTGTCTTTAGTTTTAATGAACATCCACATTCAGAACAACATGGTTGTGTACCAATAACAGCACAATTATCTCCTTTAACATCTATGTGAGGACACTTTACGCAAACTTCATTTCTAGAGAAAGCAATCTCTTCAATGTGTTCCTTTTTAAATATGTTATTTCTAACACCTTCAAAAATCTTGTTACGTTCTTTCCAGATTTTAATTGTATTATTCAACATTGTCTAAATAGTTTTCTTTTAGTTTGTTTACTTCTTTTCTTCTTTGTTGCTCTAGATCCATTTTCTCTAAAATTGCTGTATAATTTTCAACATCATTCTTTACTTGTAGTGATGTTTCATACATTCTAATAGATTCAGAAGGATCTATTTTATTTAGAAAAGCGGTGTACTTTTCAAGCTTCTTCTCAACACGCTTCCTCATAAGCACAAAAGTTCCCATATTAGGAACATTGATAGAAGGAGCATTCATTGAACTTAATTTCTTTTGTGTAGTTCTATAAAAGAATGCTACCACATCATCCACAATAAGATGATCTAAACCTAAAGACTCTGCGGTCTTCTTGGTTATTTCCTTACGCTTTATTGGATTCAAGTGCTAATATGTTATAGTCTAACAATACATTTCCTTTGCCATAAATGTTTAATGTTGGGGATAACTGAATTTGTCTTTTCCCATCATTAATTTTTTGCACAATGCCACGTTTTTCTAGCTTAGCCATTCTGTTACGTACGTTTTGTGCACGTACAGAAAACTCTTCCATTTCAATGTTCTTGTACAATCTTTTGGCAGCAGCATTACAGAATTTACCCAGTTCAATAGGCCCCCATAATGCAAGTAGTGTTAATAGTTCAATATCAGATGGAATCAAATGTTCTTTCTTAAAGAAAATTAATTCTGTAATAATCTGATATTTAACCAGTTCATAAGAGCTTACTCTAATCTTTTTTTGAACTCTGTTTACTTCCATGGTTTTTAATATTTTAATTTTATGTACCATTCACTCAGGATTTTCACCTGAACAACCCTCTCAGTCCAGACTTGTGAGTCTCTTTTGATCTGTTCCACCAAACAGAATGGGTATGCTTTTTTTACACTTACATCAGTGCGGTACTGGCGACTCCTGCATGGCATGCACCTTTTGTTGCGGGGGTAGGATTTGAACCTACGTTGTTTGGCTTATGAGACCAAGCTGGGACCAACTCCAGTCTACCCCGCCATACCTTTAATCCAAAATACTTTGGATCTTTGAAATTGTCTTATCAGTACTAGATAATATTTTCTTTGTACGTTCTGACTCATCCATTAATGTGTTGACTTTCTCATT